GATTTGCGCTCTGCGACACGTATGACGCATCGTATGCGTAAAACAAGCAATGATATTCGCAAGCTGCAAGTCAGTGGTTTCTATAGAGATGTGGAGTTAAAAGGCTCTGCCAATGGCATTGATCCGGTAAAAGAAAAATACGCTGAGATCACAGGCGAAAGCTATTCACCGTCAGGCGGATCTAGCTATCTTATGGGTGAGACTATTCACACCATACTAGAGATACAGGTAGAGCTAGACCTAGAAGGCTTTGAAGATATGAAGGATGGTGAGCCTACTGGCATCGCTATCCCGTATGTTGTAACGGTAGATAAAGACTCCGGCTCTGTTTTAGCTATTCGTCGTAATTATTTTGAAGATGATCCGTTAAAGCGTAAGCGAGATCATTTTGTCCATTATGAATATATTCCCGGCATGGGGTTCTATGGTTTGGGATTGGTTCATCTAATTGGTGGCTTGGTTAAATCATCTACCTCGATACTGCGTCAGCTGATTGATGCAGGAACTTTGTCTAACCTTCCGGGTGGATTAAAGACTCGTGGTATGCGTATCAGCGCAGACGATACTCCGATTATGCCGGGAGAGTTTAGGGATGTAGATGTCCCCGGCGGAACGATTAAAGAAAACATTTCGTTCTTACCGTCAAAAGAGCCAAGCGCAACATTGTATTCATTGCTTGGCAATCTAGTAGAAGAAGCGCGTCGATTCGCATCTATGGCAGATGTCAAAGCAGCTGACATGAGTAATCAAGCGCCTGTAGGCACTACGCTTGCATTGCTAGAAAGAAACATGAAAGTGATGTCTGCAATACAGTCTAGGCTTCATGCATCTATGAAGAATGAACTTAGATTGATCACAGGGCTGGTCAGAGACTTCGGCCCTGCTGAATATCCATATCAGCCTTTTGGTGAGAAGTCAGATATACAAAGTGACTTTGATGATCGTATTGATGTAGTCCCTGTAGCTAATCCTAATGCAGCAACTATGTCTCAAAGGATTATGCAGTACCAAGCTGCGCTTCAATTATCACAACAAGCACCACAGCTTTATGACCTCCCTGCTTTGCACAGGCAAATGCTGGAGGCTCTTGGTATTAGAGATCCAGAAACTCTTGTGCCTGATGAAGATGAAATGCTACCGACTGATCCAGTTACAGAGAACATGGATTTCATCAATGGAGAGCCTGTCAAGGCATTTGTTTACCAAGATCATGAAGCGCATATCCGCACACACATGGCTGCTATGCAAGATCCTAAGATCCTTGAACTGATGGCACAGGCGCCTAATCAACAGGCTATACAGGCTTCTGTATCTGCTCACATAGCAGAACACCTTGCCTTCCAGTACAGAGTTGAAATCGAAAAGGAGCTTGGTATAGATCTGCCTTCAGCAGAAACAGAGTTGCCACCAGAAATAGAAGCCAAGCTTTCTTCTTTGGTTGCTCAAGCAGCAGAGCAGTTATTGCAGAAGGATCAAATGGAGGCGCAGCAGGAGCAGCAACAAGCGCAAGCAAACGATCCTGTGCTACAGCTAAAGCAGCGTGAGCTTGCTGTAGAAGAGCAGTCAGCAGCAGCTAAGGCACAAACTGATGCACAGCGAGCAGCGACAGCGCAGCAAAAACTGTTACTGGATGCACAAAAGGCTCAGATGAAGACAGAGTTAGAAATGTTGCGAATTGCCAGTGATGAGCGTCTGAAGCAGCTTGATCTACAAACTAAGCAGAAGATAGCTGGCGCTCAAATTGGTGCGGATATTATTTCTAAGACTAATGATCGGGATGCTTCTTTAGAAAAACAAAACTTGGTTGAGAAAAGCAAAGGCGCCGAGATAGGGCGTAAGATTGCAGAAACCTTACTAAATCCTAAGCAGTAGAATGCCCGATTTTGTTGACCCTCAGTTTATTGATTTGATATTGTCGCGTTTAAACGAGCAGGAACAGCTACTTACAGAAAAGCTGGTTTCGGGTTCTATAAGTACTATTGAAGAATACAAGCTGTATCGAGGTCAGCTAGAAGGTTTACAAATGGCAGCCAGAGAAATCAGAGAGGTTGCAGAAAAGACGTTTACTGAAGTTTAGCATCAACAGGATGCGAGGGTTCTACACTTCCCTTTAAGTGTTGCAGAGAGAAAGTAAATGACAACGACCAGCGTTGATCTAGCGTCTATCAAGCCAGACGATGATGAGCCACAGGCAGAAAAAGCAAGTCAGCTTCCAAAGCCAACAGGCTATCATATTCTTATTGGACTTCCAGAAGTGGAGGAAAAGACAGAAGGAGGGATCTTAAAAGCAGCGCCAACATTAGACAGAGAAGCTACGGCATCTTTGGTTGGTTTTGTGATAGCCATGGGGCCGGATTGTTATAAAGATAAATCTAGGTTTCCAAATGGC